ACCGAAATTCTCAAAAAGAACATGGATGAAGAATTGCAGTTGCCGAACCTGTCGCTTGAAAATACCAAAGGGCTTGGCGTTGTTTCCGGTGAAGCCCGAAAGACGCTCCTCACAGACGCTCACTTGAAAGTAGGCGAAGAATCGGGCGACATCGTAGAGTTCTTGGATAGAGAATGTAATGTCATCAAAGCATTTCTCGAATTGATGAACGTCAAGTGGAAAGGAAAAACATCTGCAGTAAGTGTTAAGCACAAAATAACTCCGTTTATCCAAAACGATGAAGATGCCTATATCACAAAGATTACCAAAGCAACCGGCGGCGAACCTATTGCATCACGTATAACCGGTATCAAACGTTTGGGTTGGGTAAAAGATGCTGAAGCGGAAAGCGAACAAATAAATAAAGAGCAGATGACAAAAAATGTTGCTGATACTTTTGAGCCGACAATGTAACAAAATGCTACATTATAGTCGTTAAAATGCCAAATGTGTAAAATATGAAAATAAAAATTAATTTCTGATAAATGGATATATTTATAGCAAAATGAAAGCAGGAGAATTGATATTTTGGTTTTTTCATCCGCATCTAATAGTACGGAAACTTATTATTTATTACCGGAAAAAACGAGCAATCAAAAAGGCTATCAAACGCTCATTGCAAATCCCAAACAAAAACATCTGTGTTGTTCAAGTCGGAAGACATTTTGAAGTTGGAACAAGAGAGGAAATGCATCGTTTTAATAAGAACGGACGAAAGAATTTAAGTAGAATTTCAGATACAAGCTCGCTCGACTTTAATTGCAAGCACAGCATTATTTTTGCAGCAAGAAATGGCGTTGAACAAATTTGATAAACAGCACTTGCTCAATCTCGGATTAACGCAACGACAGATTGATAGCATATTCGATGCGGCAGCAAAAGAAGCAGCCGCTATCGGTGTATCTCTGGATAGTTTTAATCCTGACAAACTGTTTTCTTTTTCCGACTATCCTGAAACAAAAGCACGTATCGACAATTTGATAAAGTCGCTCCAAAACGATGTTGAAACTGCTGTTGTGAACGGAGTGCGTTCAGAATGGACATTGTCAAACAACAAGAACAATGCGCTATGCGACCGTGTGTTTGGCGATAATAAGTATAAACTCACAAAAGAACAGGAGCGAAAGTATTACAACAACAACGACAAAGCACGAGACGCTTTTATAGGACGAAAAACAAAAGGATTGAAACTATCCGACCGCGTTTGGAACTATACCAACCAATTCAAGAATGAAATTGAATTAGGCTTGGATTTTGGAATCAGAAACGGACTGCCGGCGGTTGAAATAGCACGAGACCTAAAAAAGTGCCTGCGAGAACCTGAAAAGTTGTTTCGGCGTGTTAGAGATGAACACGGAGACTTGCAACTATCTAAAGCAGCCAAAGCCTACAACCCCGGCGCCGGAGTTTACAGAAGCAGTTACAAAAATGCTTTACGTCTTGCACGTACAGAAACAAATATGGCGTACAGAACAGCCGACCACGAACGCTGGCAGCAACTTGACTTTGTTGTTGGCATTGAGATACGCCTTTCAAACAACCACACGCTTAACGGCAAGTCGTTCTTTGATATTTGCGACACCCTTGCAGGAAACTATCCAAAAGATTTCAAGTTTACAGGATGGCATGTTGCCTGCAGATGCCTTGCCGTTCCTATCCTCAAAACTATTGAAGAACTGAATAATGAAACATCCGAAAGCGTCAATGAAGTCAAAGATGTGCCTGAAAACTTTAAGAAGTGGGTAGATGACAATCAAGAACGAGCAAAAGGATGGTCTAATATGCCGTATTTTGTAAGAGATAATGCAAAATTTGTTAAGACTAAGTTTGATGTAAATACCTATTCAAACGAAGAAAAGAAATTTACCCAAGCAGGCAAAACGAAATAGGCGATGCAGAGAGTAATTGATAAATTGGCGAAAACTTATCCGAACATTCCTAATACTGAACTTGCGGCAATACATCACTACACAAAGCCTAACGGCAACTACCGACAGCTGAACAAGCAAATGGATACAGGAACACTAACTGAATTTAATCGCGCTGCACAAACATTGATTACACAAGGATTGGAAAAATTGCCGATTTATGAAGGGTCTGTTTATCGCGGTATGATTATCAAGCGTAAGGATTTTGAAATTGCTTTTGCAGGAGATAAAGGCGACATAATAAAGCATAATCGCTTTGTTTCATCAAGCAAGAACATAAAAACCGCATTAGAATTCGCCAAACATTCTCCGTTAAAAAGGAATGAAATACAGGTTATTTTTGAAATTCAAAGTAAAACAGGGCGCGATATATCGAAAATATCAGAATTTAATGGTATCTTTACATCAAAAAATCAACAAGAAATAATGTTTACGAATAACACATCATTTATCATTGTAAATAAAAGTATTAGTCATAACGGAATGATTATTATTAAAATAATAGAAAAATGAAAACATTTGCAGAAATGCCTATTGAAGAATTTGAAAAATTGTCAGCCAAAATAGAAAAAGAATGGCGCGACCTCGAACGCAACAACCCTGAAGAATATGAAAGGCGTGTTGCCGCAATGCGGCCAATCATCGACCGCTACGAATCTGAAGTTGGGATTGGAGATGATGAGATTGTCGAAGACTACGACGAAAATTGAAATATAAATAGTTAGCTATGAGTTCAGTAATTGATTTAACGGGACAAAAGTTCAACTGTTTTACAGTAATTAAACGAGTTGAAGACAGATGTAACAATAAACGGTGGTTATGTATATGTGATTGTGGTAAAGAAAAAATTGTCTATGGTGGTAATTTGAAAAATGGACACGCTAAAACATGTGGTTGTTCTCACAAAGGAAAAGCTAATAATTTTGCACATGGGTTAACTAAACATCCATTATATCAAGTTTGGATGAATATGAAACTAAGATGTTACGACAAGAATGATAAATCTTACTACAGGTATGGCGAAAGAGGAATAAAAGTGAGTGATGAATGGATTAATAATTTTAAATCATTTTACGATTGGGCAATGAGTAAGAATTGGGAAAAAGGTTTAAGCATTGATAGAATTGAAAATAGCGGGAATTATGAGCCATCCAATTGCAGGTTAGCAACTAATAAAGAACAACAGAGAAACACAAGAAGAAACGTATTAATCACCTACAACGGAATAACAAAATGTTTTTCAGAGTGGAGTGAAATTTTTGGTATAAAGAAAAGCACGTTATTTAATAGACTAAATACACGCAATTGGTCAATAGAAAAAGCCTTTGAAACACCCGTAAAAAATGAAGCAGCGTATAATACTTTTTGAAAGATAATGCTACCTTTGCAGGAATTAAAGTAAACCCTATAAACACAATAGAGCAACAAGAAATACGAAAAGCTGCAATACAAAAATACAATTCGTATGGTAGTGAATGGGAAAAGGCTTATTTCGATAAGTTTAGCGGAGGTTATAATGTTTATCATAAAGAACATAAATTTTCTCAGACAGGAGGCGGCGGCGAAGCGGAAATAAAAGTCGGTAAAATGCTTGCTAAATATAACGGAAAACAGGTTGAATTTTTGGCAGAAGGAGTAAAGAAAGGTCCGGATGTGAAATTTGATAATAAAACGTGGGACATTAAATATATCAACAAAGCCAACGATGCAACAATTAGAAAGTATTTGTTAGACGCACGAAAAGCGGATAATGCCATTTTTTACTGGGATACAAACGAAAAACTTAATAATGTGAACAACGCAGCTATGCGTGAAATCGGAAGATTAACAAAAGGTCAAATAATAAGCCTTCCTGATATTTACTACATGGACAAAAATGGACTTTTAAGGCTGCTATGGGAGCAAACAAAAAGGGACTAACCCGTAGCCCCCTTATGCCGCGTATTTGTGATTATCACCCCCCCGCCGGACTGGTGCAGAAACTAACTCCCGCATTGCAAAGGTAATACTTATTTTTGCAACTACCAAATAAAATCACTATTTTTTTTATCATAATTGCTTTTGCGGGTAGATTTTTCTTTTCACGAAATACTGCCTTATTTCCAAAAGACAATAGCCTCTTTTGGGCTAAATAAAATATTTAACAATATTTAACTGCGATAACGTTTGTTATAAAAACATTAGTGTTTTACTTTTGCACCTGCTTGTGCGGCTGATTATAGTCCACAGGTGTTTTCCATGCGGTTTTTGGTATAAAGATCTGTCGGTATGATAGCCGCAGAGCCTTATACAAACAAAAAACGCTAAAGAAATGAAAACGAAAGTCTTATCATTGTTGAAACCCAAAACTGCATCGTTGGGGTTCACTACCGAAGAACTTGAAGGGGTCGCCGATAACATCGCAGGAACCCTGAAAGAAGATGCAACAGACGAGCAGATTAATCAAGCAATTGATTCTGCATTACCTTTCCTACAGATGTCCCAAAAAGCGGTTACACGTATTGTAAACGCAGAGAAAGAGAAATCCAAAAAAGAACGCGAAGAAGCCGAAAAAAAGGCGAAAGAAGAAGAAGCTGCAAAAAAAGCTAAAGAAAAAGGCGAAGGTACCGGCGGCGGAACAGACGAAGAACCCGCGTGGTTCAAAGCGTTTCGCGAACAGCAGGAAGCCAAATTTGCCGCTATCGACAGCGAAAGAGTTGCAGCTAAACGGCTTGCTGAATTTGAAGGTATAGTCAAAGACTTGCCGGAGAAACAAAAAGCATCCGAACTCTCAACCTTCAAGCGGATTCTTTCCACATTCAAAGATGACGATGATTTCAAAACTTACTTTGAAGAAAAGAAAACGTCCATCGGAGAAATTGTGCAGGAAAACGCAAACATCGGTCTCGGCGGTATATCGAAGCCCGGAGGGGGTAGTGCAAAGCTCGGAGATAAACCGGCATCGGATGAAGAATGCGATGCTATTGTTTCACGAATAATGTAAAATTAAAATGGCAGAATTAGGAGATTTAACCTATCCGTCAAAAGAAATTGTTACAGAAACCGATAACATTGTTATCAAGAAGTACATTGACGGATATGAAGGGGGACGTACCTTAGATATGACAGGGTACGGTCTTTCCGTGATTAAGGCAGGACACGTCGTTATCGTGGAAACTGCCAAGAAGAAATTTAAGCCGATGCCGTTGAACACGGCAAATGATGCTTACTCTACGTTGCCGACCGGTCATACATACGCAGGAATAGTAGTTGCTACGAAAACTGCCGACAGACCGTTTGTTGGAATTTTGACACAAGGAACTATTAACCCAAAGGCAGCTCCTTTCAAGTATGATTCAATTCTTACTGATTTGAAAGCAGCGTTGCCGTTAATTGAATTCAGGGAGGATTGAAAATGGAAAAATCATATTTTATTGAGTACATCAAAACGTATTTCAAAGGAATCGTTACAAGCATTTTGAAAATGCTTAACGGTAAAGAGGAAAATATGCCTCCCAGATACCGTTTCAAAGAAATGTTGCGCCCCAAGTTTTCCATCACAGGAAAATGGGAGTCTATTCTCGCCGATTACAGAAGCGTAAAAGCTGATATTGTTGCAATGGATTCGCCTTTGCCGATAAAAAAGCGTCCTAAAATGGGAACGGCGTCCGGCGATATTCCAAAGTCCGGTATGAAGAAATGGTTGAACGAAACGCAGATGACCAATTTGCAAACCTTGCAGGCGCTTGGTGAATACGACGAAGTCAAAGCGGAATTGTTTAAAGATGACGCCGCTTGTATTACCGGTATCTACGAAAACAACGAATACATGTTCTTGCACGGACTTTCTACCGGCGTAGCGCTTACTACCGATGAAGAAAATGTTGGTACAGCAGTGCGTTTGAACTATGGCTATCTTGACAAAAACAAATTTGGCGTTACTGTTGATTGGAGTAATCCTGCAACCGCTAAACCGATTGATGATTTTGAAAGAATGTTTGATGTTGCAAATGGGAATATCCGTATTTTGTTGCTTGACCGTCCTACATTAAGGAAACTTTGCGCTACCGAACAAATCAGAGAACGTTATGCTGTTTTCAAAGATTTCAATATCACCGACGGCACTCGCGTTCCCGCTCTTAGTCTCGACAAGTTGAACGAATTTATGCAAAGTGAATACAAGGCAACGTTCGATGTTGTGGAGCGCACAGTTATTGCTGAAAAGGATGGCGAAGACACAATATTAACCCCGTGGCAGGAAGGTATGATTGTCGGTATTCCAAACTATGTTGTCGGCGATTTGATTTACGCGAAAACAGCCGAGCAAAACGCTCAAGTAACCGGCGTAGAATACCAGCTTGTTGACGGTTATGCTTTACTTTCAAAGTATAGAAAGAACGAACCCGCCGTGTCTGAATATACACAAATTCAGGCTCGTGTATTCCCTGTTATTACCAATGTCAGCAAGATTTACCAACTCGACACTAAAACGATTCAGGCATAATGGCAAAAGTATTGAGAGAATTTAGGGATGCCAAAAACTTTGCAAAAGTTTACAAAGTTGGCGATGATGTAGATTTTGATGCTGAGCGTTGGGCTAAGTT